AGACTGCGGCTGGCACATGGAATGCGCCTATGCCCACTACCTTGCCCATGGAAACCCCGACGACCGTGATTCCGCTGTGATGTGGATGCACATGCAGACAGAGGCCATACAAGACCGTGGACAGGCTCAGAAGGACGCCAGAGAGGCCGAGATTCAAGCCGCCATTGATGACGGGGTGAACTACTTTGCTGCGCGTGGGCAGGCTGACAGGGCAATTTTGGAGGCCGCCGCACATGCGTGATTACGCCAAGGTCGAACCAAAGATGTGGCATGGAGCCACTATGAAGGCCCTTCGCAAGTGCCCCGAAGGGGTCATTGTCGGCCTGTTCCTGATGACATCCCCGCAGTCCAACATGCTGGGCCTGTTCAGCCAGCCCATGCTGTACATGGCGCATGAGACTGGATTGGGCTTGGAAGGGGCTATGAAGGGACTTAGACACTGCATTGAGGCGGGCTTTTGCAGCTACGACGAAGAGACCGAAATGATCTGGGTGCACGAGATGGCTCGCTACCAAATTGCTAGCGAACTAAAGCCAACTGACCTGCGCTGCAAGGGAATTCAGAAGGAATATGACGGCCTGCCATCAAACCCGTTCCTGCCCGGTTTTTTCGACCGATATGCAGAGGCCTTTCACCTGACTGGCAAGCGAACTTCAGCTGGTGGAAAGCAAGCCCCTACGAAGCCCCATGGTAAGCCCCTAGGAAGCCAAGAACAAGAACAGGAGCAAGAACAAGAACAAGAACAAGACTCTCCTTCACTACGTTCAGGAGAGGGCGCCGCTCCGCAGCGCGCACCTCGCCAGAAAAAGGAAATGACAACCCTGGCGACCTACCTGGAGACTTGCAGGGAGGCTGGCAAGAAGCCACTGCCAGCGGATCACCCGGTTCGCGCCTATTGCCGCGATGCCGGTATCAGCGATGAAATGCTACAGGTGGCGTGGTGCGTGTTCCGCGACGACTACACAGCCGGGACGAACAAGGCCAAGCGGTACAAGGACTGGCCGGGAACGTTTGCCAATGCGGTGCGCGGCTGCTGGGCAAGGCTTTGGTACACCGACGCGGCTGCTGGCTGTGTGGCCTGGACGAGCCGCGGATTGCAGGAAAAGGCCGTGCTCGATGCCAGAGCCAAGGCCAAGGCCACCGCCGATGTGGAAGAGGGCGCACACGCATGAACACGCGCGCCACCATCAGCGAAGCCGAGGCCATGGGTGAAGTCGCCCAGCTCCGCATGCCACCTCACAGCATAGAAGCCGAGTCGAGTGTTCTGGGCGCCTTGCTGCTGGACAACAACAGCTGGGACCGGGTGGGCGATTTGCTGACTGACAGCGACTTTTACCGCCGAGAGCATCGCCTGATTTTTGCCGCCATTGGCGCGCTGATCAACGCCACGAAAGAGGCGGATGTGATCACGGTTTACCAGCAGTTGCAGGGCACAAAAAATGGTGACGAAGCGGGTGGACTGGCCTACCTGAACGCGCTGGCCCAGTACGTGCCCAGTGCCAGCAACATCCGGCGCTATGCCGAGATCGTGCGCGAGAAGTCCATCCTGCGCCAACTGGTGAGTGTGGGTGACGAAATCGCCACGGCGGGGTTCAACCCGCAGAGCCGCCAAATCTCTCAAGTGCTGGACGACTGCGAGCAGAAGCTGCTGGCCGTGGGCGAGGCTGGTTCACGCATGAGGCGGGGATTCCGGGCCATGGATGGCCTGATGGTGGAACTGCTGGACCGTGTGCAGGAAATGGCGGACACCGACGACATTCCCGGTGTGGAGACGGGGTTTCATGACCTGGACAAGATGACCGCTGGCCTGCAAGACGGTGACCTGATCATCCTGGCTGCGCGGCCCTCCATGGGGAAAACGGCACTGGCCATCAACATTGCCGAACATGTGGCGCTCGAAAAGCGCTTGCCCGTGGCGGTGTTCTCGATGGAGATGGGGGCCGATCAGCTTGCCCTGAGGATTGCCGGGTCTATCGGGCGCATTGATCAGACGCGGCTGCGCTCTGGGAAGCTCACCAATGAAGAATGGCCGCGCCTGACGCGCGCCGTCGAGAAGCTGCGCAACATCGACATGCACATTGACGACGCTGGCGGCCTAACCATCAGCGAGGTGCGCAGCAACGCGCGGCGCCTGGCCCGCCAATGCGGCGGGAAGCTGGGCCTGGTCGTGGTGGACTACATCCAGCTCATGAGCGTGTCCAGCGGCATGAGCGACGAGAACCGGGCCACGGCCGTAGGCGAAATATCGCGCGGCTTGAAGATGCTGGCCAAAGAACTGCAGTGCCCGGTGATTGCCTTGTCGCAGTTGAACCGCGGCGTTGAGGCCCGCGTCAACAAGCGGCCAATGATGAGCGACCTGCGTGAATCCGGCGCCATCGAGCAAGACGCCGACGTGATCATGTTCATCTACCGCGATGACTACTACAACCCGGATTCAAGAGAGCCGGGCGTGGCCGAAATCATCATCAGCAAACAGCGAAGCGGGCCGACCGGGACTGTGCGGCTGGCCTTCCTGAACCACCTCACGCGATTCGAGAGCCTTGCCCCTGGCTACATGCGGCCAGACCTGCCACTGAGACCGGCTGCCAAGCCACGAGCCTACACGGAGGACGTATGACCCATGGACTACGAATCCCACAAAGCCCGCTTGCTGGCGAGCTACATCGCCAAGAGCAAGTTGCCGGGCTGGAAGGCCTACGTCTGGCACCGAGTGCAAGAGATGGCCAGAGAGTGCCCCGAGTTGTATGCCGATTTTCCCGAGCTGATCAAGCAAGCAAACCAAGCCACGAAGGAGAACCCATGAAGCTGGAGCGCGCGGTGGCTGGAGCCTGAGCATGTTGGTGCTGGCCTGTGACCCCGGCTTGACTGGCGCCTGCGCGGTGCTGGACCAAAACGGCCTGCGCGCGGTGTTCGACCTGCCCACGATGCCAATACCCGACATTGGCCCCACGGCCAAGGTGCGGACAAAAATCGACGCCCGCGCGCTGGTGGCCACGCTGCGCCAGCACTGCACGGCAGCCGATGGCAAGCCCACGACCGTGATTGAAGCGGTGGGGACCATGGGCGGCAAAAACAACGCCGTGCAGACACAAGGCTCATTGCTGCGCACGCTGGGCGCAATCGAGACGGTGTTGGAGGTGCTGGGCTGGGCACCGGCCTACGCCAGTCCGCAGACATGGAAGCGGCACTTTGGCCTGCTGGACAGCGAGTTGAAGCCCACGGCACGCAAGGCGAAAGCGATGCAGTGCGCGCGCCGCTTGTACCCCGGCTGCAATGAGATTGCCAGGGCCAAGGACCACAACAGGGCCGAGAGCATCTTGATTGCGCACTGGTGGAGGGCAACGAGAGCATGACCCGCCTACTCCAACACGCGCTATTGACGCTGGTAGCCATGCTCGGCTTGATGCTTGTCCGCGCCGGTAACCGGCTGTGTCAGGGTGCGAACAGGGCTGCGGGGGGTGGCAAATGACCCACTGCATCCGCTGTGGCAGAACGCTTAAACACCCCACGGAAACAGGGCTAGGCCCAGTTTGCGCCCAAAAGGCCAAAGCCGTGCCAGTGCCAGAGCATGACCGCGATCTGTTCGGCTACGACATTGCAAAGGCAGTGCATGCCGCCTGCTACCGGCTGACGGTGCAAGTTGAAACGGCAGCAGCAGAAGCCCGCTTTGCTGTGCGCCAGGGGTTCCGTGATGCGCGGGAAAGGCTGGGGGTGCTGTGACCACCACCAGCCCCATCCTCATCTGCCCAGTGATCCCGCTACGCCAATTGCCGGACACCGAGCGCGACGTATTGCGCCGCTTCTTGTGCGAACACGTCCGGGGCATAGATGGCGACAACGACAGGCGCTGGAGACGACTGTGGCGACAGATCATGCAGGCCGAGCCGGGGGAGGGCTTCCAACTCTACCGCCACGAAGAGCGCAGCGGGCCATTCCACCGCAGGCACCGGGTCATTCTGGAGCGGCTGTTTCATGCCCAGGAACGGTACAAGCTGATCGAGCCCATGCACGA